TGTACGGTGTAAATAGATCTACAATTTCTTACATTGTAAATAATAAAACTTTTAAACATTTATTGGAGAATTAATTAAAATGGCTCGTGGATTTACAGTAAAGGCAAAATCGCCCGTTACATCAGATAGTCAACCAGAATGGGACTATAACTTAGCAAAAGAAATAGTAAAAGGAAAATCAATAGTATTCTGTTTACCCGGAAGAGGAGTATCCTATACATATCTTAAGAATTTTGTACAACTCTGCTTCGATCTCGTTCAGTCCGGAGCAAGTATTCAGATTTCTCAAGACTATTCCTCAATGGTAAACTTTGCTCGTTGCAAATGCCTTGGAGCAAATGTTCTGAGAGGTCCGGATCAACTTCCATGGGACGGAAAACTAAACTATGATTGGCAATTATGGATTGACTCCGATATTGTATTCAGTAGTGAAAAGTTTTGGCAACTTGTTCTAATGGATAAAGACCTTGCTTCTGGATGGTACGCTACAGAAGACGGTCATACCACATCTGTTGCTCACTGGATGGAAGAAGATGACTTCCGCAATAATGGTGGAGTCATGAATCACGAAACTGTTGAGAGTATCAGCAAAAGACGCAAACCATTTACAGTTGATTATGCAGGTTTTGGTTGGTTACTCATTAAAAAAGGAGTATTCGAACACTCCGAAATGAAATATCCATGGTTTGCTCCGAAAATGCAAGTCTTTGAATCCGGAGAAGTTCAGGATATGTGTGGAGAAGATGTATCTTTCTGTTTAGACGCAAAAGAAGCAGGATTTGAGATTTGGTGTGACCCTCGTATTCGAGTTGGGCACGAAAAAACACGAATTATCTGAAAAATGAAAGAAGTATATAATATTCTATGTAATGGTAGAAAAATATACTCAAATCTCTCGGAAGAAGAGTACTTTAATGTTATGGAGGACCTGGCAGATGAGTTCTATCAGACGGGTTCTCCAAATCCAAACGAAATTGAAACCGAAATTATAGGAGAATAACCATGGCAATCAAAAAATCATCCGGTGGTAAGCAAGAAATTGAATCTTTTCCAAAAAAAACAAAGCAAGGAATGGGTTTAAATACAAAATATTCTGCAACATCACGAAATAAAGCAAGAAAAAAATACAGAGGACAAGGAAAATCGTAAATAAATAAGTTTTTATTGAAATTATAATTGGAACATTATTCAATGGGAACGCATCTCCTTTTAGAGGTGTATAATGTAGATTTTAAAATACTAAACGACGCAATATCCCTCCAAGAAGCAATGGAGAAAGGTATTACTCGCGCAAAAATGACGATTTTAAACATTTTTTCTCATTGTTTTCTTCCTCAGGGATGTACTATTGTCATCGCTCTTTCCGAAAGTCACGTATCATGCCACACATGTCCAGAAAATGGTTGTGTGGCAATTGACGTATATACATGTGGAGAAGGAAATCCGAGACTTGTTGTAATTGAGTTACTTAAATACCTAAATTCCTACAATTATAATCTGCGAGAAATAAATCGTTAAATAATACAGGGAGATAGGAACCTCCTTTATAAAAGTTCTGTTTTAACTTTAAAACAGGAGCAAAAATGGCAAATTTACCCGTGGATAGAGACAAAAATTACATGAGAGAGATGTGGGGAACATCAAGATTGATTACAGATTATGAAAAAGTACCACCCACAAGAGTGATTCAAGAAGTTATGCATGATCTTGCACCAAAGCATGATCTGAAAAAACAGCAAGAACTTCACGAAAAAATTCGTAATGACGAAGATTATGATGACTGGACATACGGAACCGAACCAAATTATGGTTCTTCCTGGAAGTAAGTATAAATAAATAAAAAACTTTTATTCGATGGCAATTCAAAGGATATCCAGATCATTTAAAGATATCAGTTTATCCTTTGAACCTCATCCAGTAACAAAGGATCTGCCAATATTAAAAAATGAAAATGCAATTCGCAGATCAGTAAGAAATATTGTAGAAACTATTCCAACAGAAAGATTCTTTAATTCAATATTAGGATCTGATATTACAAGAAGTTTATTTGAATTTGTTGATTTTGGTACTGCATCAGTAATTCAAAGTCAAATTGAAATATCAATTAATAACTTTGAACCAAGAGTGAATAATGTAATAGTCCAGGTTGACCCAATTCCCGATAATAATACATTTAATGTAACAATTATTTTCGATATTATAGGACAAGAGATACCAACTCAAGAATACTCATTCATATTAGAGGCAACAAGATAAAATGCCTTTCACTAAATTTACAAATCTGGATTTTGATCAGATAAAGACCTCGATTAAAGATTATCTCCGTGCTAACTCCACATTCACGGATTTTGACTTTGAGGGGTCTAATTTTTCAGTATTAATCGACACTCTGGCGTATAATACCTATATTACCGCATTCAACTCGAATATGATTGTGAATGAATCCTTTTTGGATTCTGCAACATTAAGAGAAAATGTAGTCTCACTCGCAAGAAATATTGGTTATGTACCTCGCTCCAGGACAGCAGCAAAGGCACGTGTATCTTTTAATGTACCTGTCACCTCAAACACTTCTGTAGTCACCTTACAGGCGGGTTTGGTGTGTGTTGGTAGTGTTGATAATACCTCATATACATTTTCAATTCCGGATGATATCTCGGCAAATGTGGTGAATGGAGTAGCATCCTTTAATAGTATTGATGCATATCAGGGAACATTTCTTACAAAACAATTTATCGTTGATGGATCATTAGATCAAAGATTTATATTGAATAATTCTTTCATTGATACTTCTACCATTTCCGTTTATGTGAAAGGAATTAATGATAGTGGTGTTGGTGTAGAATATTTTTCTGTTGATAATATTCTTGAAGTAAAATCAAACTCAAAAATTTATCTTTTACAGGAAGTTCAGGATGAAAAGTATGAATTACTTTTTGGTGATGGTATTATTGGACAAAAATTAGAAAATAATTCTGTTATTACTGTAAATTATATCGTAACTGACGGAGAAGAAGGTAACGGGGCATCTTCTTTTTCTTTTGCGGGAAGTATTCGAAATGCAGAAGGAGCAACAATTAATATAGGTTCGGTATCCATCACGACAAAACAGTCATCTCAAAATGGATCAGAAATAGAATCAGTAGATTCTGTTAAGTATTTTGCTCCGAGAATATATTCCTCACAATACAGAGCGGTAACTTCGAGAGATTATGAGGCAATTATAAAAAAAATATATCCAGATACCGAATCTGTTGCGGTTGTTGGTGGAGAAGAACTGGATCCTCCAGAATTTGGAACAGTATCAATAAGCATTAAACCAAAAAATGGAACTTTTGTTTCAGATTTTAACAAACAACAAATTATTAATAAACTAAGACAATATAGTATTTCTGGAATTAATCAGAAAATAATTGATCTTAAACTACTGTATGTGGAAATTGATTCATCAATTTATTATAATTACAATCAAGTATCGTCATTAGAATCACTAAAAACAAAAGTAATAAATTCATTAACTGAATACTCGAAATCTGTCGATCTCAACTCATTTGGCGGAAGATTTAAATACAGCAAAGTTCTTCAGATAATTGATAATACCGATACTTCCATAACATCTAATATTACCAAGGTTAAAATTAGAAGAGACCTAAAGGCACTAATAAATCAATTCACTCAATATGAATTATGTTTTGGAAACCAATTTCATATTAATTGTGATGGTTTTAATATTAAAAGTACTGGATTTAAAATTTTCGGAGAACCAGACACTGTATATTTAACAGATGTTCCAAATAGTGATGAAAAAAAAGGAACAATATCGGTGGTAAAACCTCTAAGTGATGGATCAACAAGAGTGGTTATAAAATCTGCCGGAACGGTAGATTATACCAAGGGTGAAATTACATTAGGACCATTAAATATTATTTCCACATCTAAACCAAATGATATTATCGAAATACAGGCATTTCCGGAGTCGAATGATGTTGTTGGACTGAGAGATTTGTATTTAAATTTTAGTATTGAGAAAAGCACAATAAATATGGTAAGAGACGTAATTGCGTCCGGTGATGAAATATCTGGAACGGCATTTGTCAAAGACTACTACACCTCAAGTTATTCAAACGGGAATCTAATAAGAGTATAATATGATACAGACTGGGTTCGAATCTAGAGTTAAGGTTCAACAAGTTATAGAAAGTCAACTTCCAAATTTTATTTTGGATGAAAGCCCAAATACGGCAGAATTTCTAAAACAATATTATATTTCTCAGGAATATCAAGGTGGTGTAATTGATATCGCAGAAAATTTAGATCAATATCTAAAATTAGATAATTTAACACCCGAAGTTATTGTAGATTCTGTCAGATTATCCACTAATATTTCATCCTCTTCCGGAATTGTTACGGTTACCTCGACTAAGGGATTTCCTCAAACTTATGGATTACTCAAAATTGATGATGAAATTATTACCTACACCGGAATCACCACAAATACATTTACCGGTTGTGTTCGTGAATTTAGTGGAATTGTTGATTATCATAAAAATTTAAATCAAGAAGAACTAGTATTTTCTGACAGGGTGTCAAACCCGGAATCAAAGGCTGCCTCTCATAATAGTGGAGCACTAGTACAAAATTTAAGTTCTTTATTTTTGAAAGAATTTTACAAAAAATTAAAATATACTTTCACTCCTGGACTGGAAGAATATGAT